CATACCGGGCAATCAATACGAAGGAACGTAGACACATGAACTATCTACACAACTATTTATCAGGCGGGAATCATGGCTAAAAAGGAAGTAATTCACAACAACACAAAGCTCAACGAGGCATTGAAAAGTACTACCTATAATAGTCTATCCCCTCAAGCCAAAATTATTATTAATGAAGCCATACAGAACTGTCCATCGCTTGGAAAGTACAAGTTACCCGTTGAAGATGTCTACTACATCATACGTAACGCTAGCGAGCTATCTAAAGCACAAGTACTACACCATCTGGCCATCTACCGCACAGACAGATCTAAGAAGTTACCAAACAGCGATTCATCTATCGAAAAGTACAAGAAAGCTTGTATCTCAGTTGCTGAAGCACTGGAAGCCTTTGTAGAAGGCGGCGGCCTATTGTGTGGAATCAAAGCAGCAATGGAAAAAGTACTTACACAAAAGCCAATGAACGAAGATCAAAAGCAGGCAGTACTAGAACTGTGGGACGCTAATGCATCAGTGGGTGAAATTATCGCCTTCCTACAGACCATTCGATAACCGTAACTATAAACGTAACACGCGAATGAAAAATACGGTTATGATTTTGCGGGATGATTTATTTGTGCATAATTATGCGTTAAAATGCTCATTTAAAGCATAAAATCCCTTTATTATTCATTTTATATGCACTTGTGGTCATTTTTAAGAATAACCGTAACTTAATATAATATTACTTTTACTTCTTACTTTAAAGTAACTGACTTACATATCATTCAGTCTCAAAGAGCCTTACTTCGCTTTGCTCGTAAGTCTCTATAAAACTCAAAGATAAGATCAGAACTTGCGTTTTTGTCGCACTGAAGTACTCCAAAGAACGCGGGTTCGTTTTCTGTCTACCGACTACTGAGAAGTAGTTACTTAGTAAGTGGTTTGGCCTGACGTCTTCGTGAGTAACTACGCGGCGTTGCCTTGTGTGTTCGTGTTGAACTCACAGAAACAGTACTTAACGACTATCAAGTACTCCAAAGAGATTGGGCAAGTATCACCGCATAGAAGAGGCGATTAGATAGATGCACCTTGAAAGATCAAATCATACTCGCTACTGAATCATTTTCGTTATTGCTAAACTTCAGTGAAAGAAGCCTTATTAGGAAGCTGGGGAAGGGTAGCTAACACAGGTGTAGCCAGAATTAAAAAGTACCATTGTATTGCCTTTCAACGGCACAAATGGGAATGAAACATAATCAGAGTTACCCATCGAAACATCAAAATGTAGATTTCTATCTTTAAGTTCTAATTTCTTTGCTTGGACAGGAAATGTTCCTTCACCTTTAAATGTCACTAAGAATGATATTGGGAAGAAATGAATAGCACTGCATATGCAGTTATGGCCTTTATTGTGAAATAGTACATGGCGAGCGGTGATTTGTGCTCTTTTGGGGTAGAACCAATAGTAAAGATCATGAGTATCTTCAAAAGTCTCTGTTTCACCTAAAACGTACCTACGAAGAGGGGTAAAAAACGGGGTGTCGACTAAAGGATGTTTACACTCGTCAACAGATGATGCGGCAATCAAATGTCCAAGCATTGCCTTAGTGAATTCAACTGAATTGAAAGGTACTTTAATATAGTTAGAAAGTGGACTAGCATAAGTTTGATATAGTTTTAGTTGTTCAGTAAAGTTTTTAGTAACATCTGATATGAAATGATCTCTTGAGCCTAGTACTTTATTATTACATTGCTTACATATTGTCTTAAAGACCGTGCCTGAAACGGCATCTAAAGGCTTGATTGATTCATTACCCCACCATTCTGTAATGGTTTTTTGAAGCATGGGTGTAAGCGTTATAGCACTTTTGGGTGGTACATGATCTTTACTAAGCTTACAGAATTGACCGCATATCAAACAATGCCCTTGTTCAATACGTACATGTTTGATTCTTTCGCTGATAGAAGTCATATTATTAACCTAGTTAATATATGTATGGTCAATTAAAAAGATCTGATCAAAAGGAAGGTCTAATTTATTACTAGTCAACGATTTCATTAAAGAATCTAACTCATCTTCCTTCCCTGATTGTGTCATAGAATTCATTCTAGAATCTGTTGTCTGAGATATAAGGTGTTCATACTTGACACACTGAATCCAAGCTAAATTGAAATAAAGTAACAAAGATTTGAAAGATGATTCAATAGATGCATTTTTAGCTCTCAATCCCCAGCGTGATGCCGATGAGAGATTGTTTTCAAGTTCAATGCATCGATAAACTAATTTTTTAATTCTACTTTCCAAATTACCATGCTCTCCTCTATTATTTTCTCTAAAATTTGAGATGCTTATCAAATCTAAGTGTATATTGTGAATATTAGATAGAATCGAATCATATTCAGTTAGAAGAGACTTTCCTAAATTTATTGCTTCGTTTTGTTTATGTGAATCGAACCATCTCAGTGCCTTGTACATTGCAACAATAGCTGCAAATGCCATGGCTATATTACAAGCAGCACTAACCCACTCCGAAAGATTACCAATATCTTTCTTATAAGCACTTCCAATAACTAGCCACAATGAGAGTACTAACAGTATCGCAATGGCGACTTCCTTAACTGCCTTCCACACCTTGCTAAACATTGCCTTATCCCTTAACCTAAAAGCACTTAAATACCACAAAATCATTTAGTTTCATAGTACTATGATAAATGCCTCACATAACTAATGAGGTAAACATGATAAGAATTGAATAAAAAAATAACAAAGAAAGTACTATTTTTGTACTTAACACCATAGGTAAGTATCATCACGGATAATCCTGATTCATTCAATCTGGATTACATGAATAAGGGTGCAGATTCTTAACTTCAGGGCGAATTTTGAACCTACTAAAGATGCGTTTTTTGAACTTAGTCTACTCACGCAACACACATATGAAGTAATAAACGCCCTTCAAGTGCTCAAAGCTTTTAAGGGAGTGCTTTATAAAAGATTGATGCATTCAACGCAGGGTGATTTGAGTTAAGTAACACGGAGGAAAGAATCAAGGACTAGACAGAAGAAAAAAGGGAAAGCTATCAGAATTGGTAATTAATTCACTGGGGTGAATCATAATGGAAAAGTTTTGAGAGCATCAAGGAAGTGATCACTTAAAAATTTTGAATTTGCATAGCAAAAAGACAGATAATTGAAGGTTAACATGATTAAAGATTTTGAAAGACATAAAATTGATGAGTATCTTAATAGTCAAGTTGTTGAAATAAATTTATTGACTCACTTTTATAAAGGCAACTGCTATGATTTTACGAGCTTGAACGAAGATTATATTTGGTTTAGTGATTTAGACGATTTCAATGATCCTTTTGAAGTAGTAATACAAGATGGCGACTTTGATTTTAAACTTCTTAACCAGTCTCAAATGGTTTCTTTTTTAATGAGCAATCGGTTTATCGAACTTAATGACGGTAAAACATCAATGATTCCAGCAGAACTTGACAGAAAAGAAGTTGAGAATATTGTTGATAAAAATTTCATGGCATTAAGTGAACCAATTAATAAAATTGTAATGAGATATGTTGAGTATTTTAAGAACAATAAGTTTCAATGCTTTAGTCATGATGCTAAAAATAAAGACATAGTTAAAAACCGACTAATGTGGTCTCACTATGCAAGGGGGCTGAGGGGTTTTGCTGTTGAATTTTATTTTGATCCACTATTAGATTCAATGTCAAAGTTAAATCATGGGTTTTTTTCTGGGTATTCTCTAATTAATTACACGGATTTAGGATTCAATGATTATATTGCTGAAGTCATTGATATGAAAAAACCTCTTTTTGTGGATAGAATGATTTTTTCTAAGCATACTGATTGGGAATATGAACAAGAAGCAAGGATTATGATGAAAAGAAATGAAGGTTTTTATCACCCTGCATGTATCTCCAGAATTATAATCGGACAGAAAATGGAAGAGATAAATAAAGAAAAAATAATTGAAATTCTTGATCATAAAGGAATGTTAGATAAATTGTATATTGCAAGATTTGATAGAAAAGACTTTTCAATTAATATTGAAAAGTATGATTGATATTTTTTGTAACTTGATAAAAATATTGTATTAAATGTGCTCTCACTATGAACGCTAAATATGAGTTGTTGTATACAACAACTCTCTGTAATTCGATGAGTAATCCAGTAAAAGATTTATAAAAAAGAAAACGTATTATAGAACACCTTAACTCATACACCGAGCATTAAGTACTTCTGGATAAGGATTTAAATAATCAGAATCATGGATTAATGAAATGAGGGAATAGGATTTTATTTACAGATAGATCATAAAATGATGGTGAATTATTCACCATCATCGAGATCATTTAGATACTGTGCCAGTATATCGCCATGGCAAGCACAAGGTTTGCAATGGCATCCTAAAATATGGCCTCTTAATGCCTTCAACTTTTCTTTAAACTCGCTGCCACCTTTAAGATAATCGCGGTCAAAGTCATACTTGAATTTTCTTATTACTTCATCACGATCACCATCAGCACCTATAGAGTAGGGATTGCCCCAAAGAGTACCCCTACCACAGTATGTGTCGAAATACTCACCTCTATCTTTGTTTGACACGTAGGTAATTTTATCTTTGATATATCGAACTGGTATCTTTTCAGATAGTACTTCGTGAGGAACAATAAATTCAGGTTTTGATGCAGAATCAAAGATGACAGCATGAGTTAAGTGAACAGAGAAAAGGTCAGCCAATACTTCAGGAGCAAGTTTGTTTAACACATTAGCAGCAAAAAACTGACTAATCAGATTATGATGGTCTACAAAATAAAATACTTGATAGTCATTCGACTTTGAAAAAATGCGAGAAAGTTTGCGTTCAAACTTTCCCCTTGATGTAAAGTCAGGATGATACATTATCAGTACTTTCATCATATCAAGTGCTTAACCTCAAAATCAGTATCCCATTGGCTATTCAGGTACTCTATCACAAGACGACGATGACAGTGATGGGGTTTGTGTTCGCTACATAGCAAGCAACTATCTTCAATGACTGATTTGTCAATACGCTCAATGTTTCTTTTCGCCATCAAGTTCAAGAAGTTACCTTCATAAACCTCCCATGAAACATTGCCTTTTTTATAGGGATCTAACATCTCCTTAGTCGGTGCAAGATCAGGCAAATGAACATAATTCACATTGCACAGTTCCTTTAAGAAGTACTTTAGATCATTCTTCTTAGCGAAGCCAGCAAGCTGAGAAACATTATTAAGACGTACATCGACTAATTTTTTGAGGTCAGGCTGAGATTTTATTAGGTCAAAGAACTTTTCAGCAGGTTTTTCTGTGAAGCCTATAGAAAATACTTTCATTATCAATCCTGTATTTTTATCAAAGCTGCTAAAAATTTATAACATTCATCACGCTCAGTGAAAGGAGCCATGCTTAATGTAGCGTAACACTTACCAAAGGGATAGTCCCCTTCAGATTTTTGTCCATATTCGGAATAGATATTTGTATCTGTTATAGAAATTTTGTAGTTTACCGAATTATATCTAAATAATCCATGAAAACGTTTTCTACCATTATATGATGAAGTACTTATACGAATAGTTAAATCTTCTAATTTTATAAAATAAAGACTATTAGTTTGGGCAGTAATTAAAGCAGAAGGAAAACTATCATTAATACCATAACTTTCGTATGGATTGAACCAAAGTGAATGAGGCGTTTCAACAAATTGATTTAAATGACTAACAGGCATTCTACCAACTTTTTTCCATTTGAATGCAGTGTCGATAAGTATGTTTTCGGCTTGAACAGGGTGGTTTGCGGCTCTCAATAGATGAATATCGACAATATCCAATACTTCAGGGATTCTGTAGTTTTGAAATTGGATTTCTCTTGTCGTAAGAGCGTCATTACCATCAGGCAGGCTATTACCTACAGGACGAATCCAGATAGGCTGCTGATTTTCATGCCATTTTCTTCCAGCGATACAGTAGTTACGACGTTTGGCTGAAGCTGCCAATAAAACTAATCTTGTGCTTGTCATTGAATTTTCCTTTTCAAAAAAACAATCAATAAGACAAGTCTCAAAGAAAGTCAATAGAATCAATATGCTATGTTATAACATTAGGTTCTCTTGTGGTGTCATTTTAATCGGGAGTTTTCGCAGTTCGAGGATTGTTTAGTATGTGTTTTTTTTAATCATCCCCGACCCGAATTAAAAAATAATGTACCCGATTTTTTTACATTTACAGTCTTCAGGATGATTAAAGCAACTACAAATATTATAAATCTTGCATTCTGATTTACTAGTATAGCCATCTTTCAATTCCTGTTTAACTTCATGTACTGAAATGTGTTCAGTTCTTCTAAAAAAACCAATACACCAATAAGAACGCATTTTAGTTTCAGAGTTTTTTAGAAAAGATTCTTTAATAGATTCGAGTTTTTTTGCGTCGAATTTCATTTTTTTTAGTAAGGTGTCAGCAGTCCCATCACACTTTAGCTCAATAAATATATAATCTTCTGGTTTAAAATTTCTTTTTCGAATCAATAGGTCAACATAAATTGAAGATTTACCAATGCGATATCTCTGATCGGATTTGGCAGCTACTTCTCTTAAAGCTTTACATCTACAATTATTTTCAAAATGGTATGCTAGTTCGACTTGAAGCCATTTTTCCCAGTCGTGATTAGATTTAGTTAGTATATGTTGAAGCTTTATTTTTGTTTCATCAGATTTAAGAAATGAGACAACTGCATTATTCAAAATATTGAAATCTTCAACAAACGTCATTTTCTTTCAACCATAAATAGTAAAAAAAGGATTTTATTAAAATGATAAGCATTAATCAACTCGCTAAGCAATATGGCTACGATGAGTCCACCATAAGGCAAATTTGGGTTCCGAAAGGTCTGGATATGAGTCTTTCGGAGCAAGATATTAGGGCCTGGATTGTTCAGGAAATACTAAAACCTCTAAGAGAAACAGACCTACGCGAAAAAATGGATCGCGAGAAACTTAGAAAACTACAAGCAGAAGCAAGCCAGGCAGAGTTAGAACTAGATAAAGAACTAGGTAACGTTATTGATATCGCATATCTGGAATCAAGCCTTACTGAGTACTTCAGCCAGTTAAAGAATTACTTAAGAACAATACCACAGAAACATTATCTTGAACTATTTGAATCACAAGATGCTTTAGAACTAAAACAAAAATTATCAGTATTCATTGATGAAGTACTGAATGAAATTGGCAATCAGGAATATGAAATGCCAGAGGAAGAAAAGGATGACGAACAAGGACAAGTTAACAAAGATACTGAATCGGGCGATCAAGAAGATTCAGCCACCGAAGAAGATGAAACCGAGTGATTGGTGTGAAGCAAATCTAACATTCCCAGATGGCCCGATGGGATCTCAAAAACTTTGTTTATTTGAGTTTCAAAAAGAACCACTTGATATAATTACTAATTCAAAATATTTTAAGGTGGTCATGCAGTCAAGTGCTCAACTTCTCAAAACCACAGTAATGTTAAATGCCGCCATGTACTTTATGGCAAATGATAATAGTAATATGGCGTTTGCTAGCAGTACTGGTAAAGAAGTGAAGTTAATGAAAACGGGTAAGTTTGATAACGTAGTTTCAAGAAGCCCAATATTAAAAAACATAGTTACTGATAAAAACAATAAAAACTTTGCGAATAACGCAGACCAGACACAGATGATAGATGGATCGTTTCTGTACTGGCTTAACTTAAACGCGGCAAGTACTTTACGTGGTAAAACAATCAAGCGTCTATTCCTTGATGAAGTATCAAACGTTGAATCTGATGGTGATGAAGGTAATCCATTACGCCTTGCTGAACAACGGGCCAGTACTTTTACTGATGGTTTAGTAATGGTGGCAAGTACACCAAAACTAAAAGACGATTTGATATGTAATGAATATCAATTAAGTGACCAGCGAAAATACTACGTACCATGCCCCCATTGTGAACACGAACATGAATTACTATGGGAAAATGTACGCTTTGATTGGAAAACAATTAACGGCGGTCGTCGTGCTATTCCAGATGAAGAAACAGCCGCCTTACATTGCCCTAAATGCGATAAAGAAATCACAGAAGCACAACGTATTAGAATGGTCAAATTAGGTCAATGGGTTATCACAAATCCAGATGTAAAAGACGTTGCCGGTTTTCATATCTCGCGTTTGTATTCACCGATTACAACAATTCGTAGGTTAGTTGGTGAATTCTCTCAGGCACACTTTGAATTTAATCTCATGAGTTTCTACAACAATGCCCTAGGTTTACCCTGGGATGATGAAATGAATGCTGAATTGGATTCAATACTGTTAGAAAACCTACGTGATAGTTCATTCGACATTAAGAACATACCAGACGATGTACAGGCAGTTACCCACGGCATAGATCAGCAACTTTCAAGATTGGAAGTTAGTACTATTGGATTCTCAGAGAAGAACGTATACGTACTGGACCATAGATCATTCTACGCACCAGACTGTACTAAACCCGGTGCTAAAGCCTACACAGAGTTAGACAGCTTCCTGAACGCGACACTAACAACCGTATCAGGCCGCAAGGTGAAAGTACTTGGATCATTTCTTGACTCATCAAACGGTAACGCAACCGCCACTATCTATCGTTTCGCGGGTGCTCGTAAAAACGTAATGGCTATCAAGGGTTCATCTTCTGCTACCAGTGACCTGTTCAAGCAGAGTCGTACTGGAGGCCATGAACTACTAATGCTCAACGTCAATGAAGGAAAGAACACTATACGGCGTCTACTTAATGGGGCAGTTTCAGAAGATCGCGAAGAAATGCCAACACAGATACATTTCACAAATGATCTTCCAGATGACTACTTTGAACAATTAACCTCAGAAGAACTTAAACGTAAAGGTGATAACCTCTATTGGGTACTAAAGAAAGGCTTCAAGCGTAATGAAACACTGGACTGTTTAAACTATGCCCTAATAGCTAAAGAGTACTATCTAAGTAAATTAGGTTCACAGCCCTACAAGAAATTACGTGAATTCGTAGCAAAACAGAAACAAACAGTGATTCAAAAAGATAAATACACTGAAGAACAACCCAAATCGACTAAACCAACTAAACAACCCACGAGGCGTAGTAACAATTGGTTTAGCTAAGGAATAAAATGAAAGAATTAATCTATAAAGGTGAAAAATTCACATACATTGTTCCCGCAAATACAAAAATCATCATTGGTAACAAAACTACTATAGTTTACGAATATGAAAATACTACTTCAACTGATACTCCAGTAGTTATTGATACTACTAATTTTCAAGAAGGTAATTTCACATATGTAGTGAACACCAATGGTGATATCAAAATCTCACAGGTTCAAATCATCGATCCACTATCTTCAAGTGATGAACTTAACGATGCCCTAACAATGATTAAGGAAATCGATCAAGTACTAGAAGACCGTGCTAAGAATGCTGTTAGTCAGATAACTATAAATAACAAGACGATTATTAATTCATCATTAGAAAGTCTTGTTAGCTTACGTGCTATGTATGTAAGAAAAGTAAACAGACTACGCAAAAAATCGGGGATTTTTAAATCAGTGACTGTATTCAGGGGAAAATAAAATGAAATGGTTTTCAAGGAAGAAACCAGAACAACCAAAAAAACGACATGTTGAAACTAAACATATTGGCAATACGGAACTAAAACGCAGTATTACAAATGGTAGTAAACCAGTAGTTGATTTTGGTGTTGCTGGCGTTGGAACAACTGATATTAATTCAGTACTGAAATTTAATCTAACACACATTCGCAATAAATCACGTGAACTATCATTAAACAATCCAATAGCAAAAAATTACATTCAAAAATGTGCTGATGGTGTTGTTGGCAGTGATGGAATTACAATTAAACCAGCCGTTGAAATCGGATTGCCCGGTACTGATAACAGTCAAACCAATCAGCTAATTGAAAAATTGTTCTATCGTTATGCTGAAGATCCAGAATCATTTTCATACGATGGACAACTAAGCATTGATCTATTTCAACAAGTAGTAGAAAAGACACGTGCTCGCGATGGTGAATGTTTATTCGTATTCGCGGTGATAAATATGAAATAGTGGACGCGGCAAGATTAGTTAATACTCGTTTTGGCCTTACTAAAAATGGTTACTATAGTAATTCAATTGAATTCGATGGAAGTACACGTAAACCAATTGCCTATTACATTCATAATTACAACCCTATTACATATCAGATTGATACTGGTTCTTATGAACGTGTGCCGGCAGATGAAATCATCCACTACTTTATTCCAGAATTCGCAAATCAGGAACGCGGTATACCAGATTTATTCGCAGGTCAGAAAGTACTACAGGAACTACAGGAATACATTCAGGCGACACTAATCAGTAAGAAAGTAGCAGCAAGTACTACTTCATTCATTACGAACTCAAACACATCCGATTATGAACTTGAAGACAGTGAAGACGGATATGATACACGTGTTAACTATGAATTTCTTGAAGCTGGTGCGATTTATGAATTAAATCCAGGACAGGACATTAAAGCAGTAAACCCAAACGCTGGTGTAGATGGTATTAATGATTTTGTTAACAACTTAATGAACCAGATTAGTATGTCTTTAGGTATCACTAAAATGAATCTAATGGGCGATACATCCAATGCTTCGTTCAGTGCTGCAAAATTGGCGGACCGATTACAGCAAACAACATTTAAGACACGGTCAAACGTGATGATTAGTCGCGTACTAAAACCAATCTACGCAAATTGGCTTGCGAACGAATTACTAAATAATAGTAAGTTAGGCAGTTTTAGCGACTTTGAAGATTTAGTAGTAGCTCACTATATACCAGTTAAGAATATTTCAATCGATCCGGTTAAAGAAGCTCAATATGAAATCATGTTACTTGAAGCAGGTCTTAAATCAAAACAACAAATTATTCACGAAATGGGATATTCACCAGATGTAGTGTTTAAACAAATTGAGGAAGAAAAATCACATGGAAGTGATGAAGAACAACAAACGGGAAATGAGGATTCAGGAACTACCAACTAATGATAGTCGTGAAGTAGTAATAGCCTTTAGTTCAGAAACCCCGGTAATGCGTTGTATCAACGGACGTGAATACAATGAAATCTTAGTTCATACACCAGAAGCAGTAGACCTATCCCGTTTAAAGAACGGGGCAGCCCTTCTATTCAACCACGACTTTAATCAACATATTGGAGTAGTGGAAGAAGCAAACATTGACCCTGATTATGTAGGACGTGCTTTAGTACGTTTCTCAAGTGTTGGGCTTGGTGATGAAAAGTACCAACAGGTACAAGAAGGTATTCTACGTAAAGTTTCTGTTGGT